GATAGCAAGTTATAATCCTTTACCAGAAAATGATAATCTTACTATTGATCGCGCATTTCTCGATGCAGATATTGTGGGAGCAAGTCAACGACCACACGTTTATCTTGATCCAACTAATTCACAAGGCGGAGAGTTAAAATTGCCATTCTTTACCTACTTTAATGTTTTGGACGTTGTAAATGAAGATTGGTCGAACATGGGTGAAATTGCAATACATAGCATGCAATCCCTTAAACACGCTAATGGTGCATCAGATGTTGTTACTGTTAATGTGTTTGCATGGGCAGAGGATGTCAAGTTTGCTATACCCACAAATTTTGAACCAGGCTCCATTCAATCCCAAGCTGATGAGTATGGAAAGAAACCTGTATCGCGTATTGCTGGAGCAGTTGCAAATGCTGCTGCTTATTTTATGGATGCTCCCATTATTGGGCCTTTTGCTCGCGCAACGGAAATTGGAGCGCGTGCTGCAGGAGCTATTGCTACTTTGTTTGGTTATTCATCACCAGTTGATTTAGAATATGGGCAGTATAGACCTACTGCGGTTACAAATATTGCCACTACGAATCAGATGAATCAATCAAACAAGTTATCTGTGGATTGTAAACAAGAACTTTCACTTGATCCACGTACAGTAGGATTAGATACTGCCGATGAGTTGACCATAAAATATATTGCAAAACGTGAATCATTTCTCACTAATTTTGCTTGGACAGTGAACAAAGCTGCAGAAACCATGTTGTGGAATGCTGTAGTAGATCCGTGTGTTCACTATTTGAATGGTAATGAAATTCATATGCCGGCAACTTGCTTTGCTGCAACGCCTTTTAAGTACTGGCGAGGAACTTTGAAATATCGTTTTCAGTTTGTGTGTAGTAAATACCATAAAGGTCGTGTTAAGATTGTTTATGACCCAACTGGTTCCCCCCCTTCAGGTTTTGCTGAATATAACACTGCTTATACTACAATTGTTGATATTAGTGATAATTCAGATTTTGAGATTGAAGTGGGTTGGGGGCAACGTACTACATACCGAGAACATCTATTGGCTGGTTCAGCTACCCAAAACCAAATGTGGGCTCCTATACCACTGGTGGCGAAAACTCCCTCTGTAAAGTATGGTAATGGAACGATTAGTGTGTACGTCGTAAATGAATTGACTGTACCTAATACAACCATAAACAACGATATAGAAGTCAATGTTTTTATTTCAGCTGGCGATGATTTCGAAGTTGCCGTGCCAGATGCTTTTCCAATGGAGTTCTTGCGTTTTACTCAGGCATCTGAAAGTGCGGCTGTTGAAACATTTGAGGTTAAACCCCATGCAGGTGAGTCTGAAGAGATGGGAGATGATTCGAAACCCTCAGGTGTGACAACGTTAAATACAATGGCTAATTCCGTAAATAAAATGGATGAGACAAATTTGGTATATTTTGGGGAAAGCGTTAATTCTTTCAGACAAGTTTTGAAAAGATATCAACGTCATTCTTATATATCCGGGGCGCGGTCAGTCGGACCAGGAGATTTAGTCCGAATTGCTGCAGCCCGCGGTGCTTTCCCATTTCAGGTAGGATATACTAATAGTCAGACCTCTTCCATTGTATATGATGTTGAAGGAGGTAATTATGTTTACGGACATATGACATTGTTAAATTATATCACTAGCGCTTACGGCGGTTGGCGAGGTGGTATACGCTGGATGGCTGATTTAACGCGTATGGATGACCACTCAGGTGAACTTTCTAGTATATGTGTCACACGAACTGCAGAAGCAGTACCTCCAGTAGACTTGTGGAGCAAGTTGGAGGAACCCACATATTTACCAGAAGGTCAGCAAGCACTGATTAATGATCGTTCTCAGTTAAGTAGAACGTTTGATGGATCGTTGTTTCAAAGTAGTGCTGTTAATCCTGTTGTGATGTGGGAATGTCCATACTACAAAAATTTGCGTTTCAGTCCAGCAAAAAGGAAGTCGAATTTTGATGATTATGATCTGTTCGACAACGGATGGATTTTAGAAGCAACTATGTCAGCCTCTTCACGAGAAGGTTTGGAGTATATTCCTCTTCTTTGTGCCGCAGCTGAAGATTTCAATTGTTTCTTTTTCCTAGGTGCCCCTATATTTTATTATGAAGAGGAAGCACCTGGTCCTGTTCCAGATCCCCCACGGGATTAGGACCAAATACAAGGTTAATTACTATTCATACAAGAAGGTTTGAATAGTCAGTTAAACAAGTCGTAAATAGCAACTCTGCTCCTACGTGGATAACTTTTTGAGACACCACTCTGAGATGAGTGTTATCCCTATGATGATGTTTTACTGATTTTGTGAAAGCTCTAAACATGAGTACCTATAAATTTCAGGATCTGCGTATAATCAGATTAAGTACAATATTATACACGCCCTAAAATAATCATGGAATGACCCCATGGACGGTTTGCAAGGGTAAATGCAAGTCGGTGACCGTAGTCAAAGAATACTAACAAGTACAAACATGTTTTCTCTCGGCTATGGTCGGGAGTTTTTTAGTTTGTGTCATATTTTTAGAGTGCGGATCAGTAAAGGTACTACTCAGAATGATGGAAGGGGAGGAAATCCGTTGCAACATCATTTTGTTTACTG